TAAGGTGACCTGAATGCAGATCCCAATCCTCAACGGCATCTACGCAGGCAGCGAACCTGAACTGCGTACAAGCTACCCAGTCAACATGGTGCCGGTGCCAAAACAATCTGGCATCAGCAATGGCTTCCTGCGCCCGGCAGACGGGTTGGTGTCTAATGGGACCGGACCTGGTGTTGATCGAGGCGGCATCAATTGGAACGGCATCTGCTACCGCGTCATGGGTACCAAGTTGGTGACTGTCGCGAGCAATGGTGTCGTTACTGTGCTTGGCGACGTGGGTGGACCGATCAACACGCTGGTGTCCTTTGACTACAGCTTCGACCGTCTTGCCATTGCATCAGGAGGCAGGTTGTATTACTGGAACGGTTCCCTCACTCAAGTGAGTGACCCAGACCTTGGCACTGTGCTTGATGTTGTATGGGTTGACGGCTACTTCATGACGACGGACGGCACAAGTTTGGTCATCACAGAGTTGGCCGATCCTACGCAGGTCAACCCACTGAAGTACGGCTCGTCTGAAGCAGACCCAGATCCTGTCGTGGCACTTGTCAAATTGCGCAATGAGGTCTACGCGCTCAACCGCAATACGATCGAGGTGTTTGACAACATTGGTGGAGACTTCTTCCCATTCCAACGAATCGACGGTGCCCAAATCCAAAAGGGCGTGGTCGGCACATTTGCGTGCTGCGTGTTTGTCGAGACCATTGCCTTCCTTGGTAGCGGTCGCAACGAGGAGCCTGGCATCTATCTTGGCGCCAACGCCACAGCAAACAAGATCAGCACTCAAGAGATCGATCAGATCCTGCTTCAGTACACTGAAACTCAGCTCGCCACTGTAAAGCTCGAAGCTCGAAATGACAAGAGCCATCAGCACCTGTACGTCCATCTGCCTGATCGCACCTTGGTTTATGATGCAGCTGCTTCTGGTGTTCTTGAGGAGCATGTTTGGTTCACGTTGACCACAACCGTGGCAGGTTTTAGCCAGTTCAGAGCCAGAAACTTTGTCTGGGCTCATGGCAAGTGGTTGGTTGGCGATCCTCAATCTTCAGTAGTTGGCTACATGTCCCAAGATGTCAGCAGTCATTGGGGTCAGATTGTTCGCTGGGAGTTCGGCACTCTCGTTGTTTACAACGAAGGGCGCGGTGCAATTTTCAATGAGCTTGAATTGGTCGCCTTGACTGGTCGTGTTGCCATTGGAACAGATCCTGTTATCACCACCAGCTACTCCGTCGACGGTCAGTCTTGGAGTCAGGACAGACCAATTCGAGTTGGCACAACTGGCAACACCAAGAAGCGCTTGGCGTGGTTCCAACAAGGCCACATGCGCAGTTGGCGAGTCCAACGCTTCCGTGGTGACAGTCAAGCTCACATGTCATTTGTGCGTCTTGAGGCGCAACTTGAACCTTTGGCGTATTGACCATGGCAACGAATAAACTTAACCTTACTCGCGATCAACTTGCCACGTTCCTCAAGAACCACGAGTTGATCAAGCAATTTGAGAAACTCATTCAAGTTGTTGATGAGGTGTCTCCAAGTTCTGACACGACTGGGATTAGTATCCAAGCTGGTAATGCTGATGCTGTGGCCAATGAGGCAATGGCATTAGCGTTGCGCATCACTAGTACACTGGCACTAGTAGCCACAGCCCCTTCACCACCACAACCAGAATTTCATGAGGTACTAGCATGGCTTTCACCAGAATAACCCCGACACGGTTTGGCGCATCAGAGTTAGGTGTGTCACCAACACTGACAACTATCAGGATTACGCCATTGTTTGCACGCGACCTACTTAAATCGATGGACATTGCCAACGATGCCGCTGTTGCAGCCAGGGTTTCGGTTCACTTAGTTCCAAGTGGTGACATAGCCAGTGCCGACAATCTGCTGGTTCCCACTGTGTCTATACCGGCTCACGGCATCTTTCAGTGGACCGGAACACAGGTACTCGACGCTGGAACGTCTATTCAGGCATCGGCGTCTATTGCCGGTGTGACATTGACAGCTTCAGGCGGGGAGGCAATATGACAATCAGCGTTTTTCCTGAGCCGAAGCAACTACTCGGCACCGTCGATCTAGTGACGGACGCGTGGGGCGTTCAAAAAATGAGCGTGCCATACTCACTATTTCATGGGATGTTCACATTTGACATTCCCCCGATGCAGTTCTTTATGTACGAGAACGGTGCGCAGGTCTACACATCAACCGACATCGTATCCAGCAACGGAGCAGGAACCCTGCTTACAACCGCCACGAACACCGCGCTTGTGCTTGAGTCGCGTGTCTGTCCGCGTTACCAACCAAATCGTGGGCACTTGCTTTCGACCGCGCTATGGTGCCCGAATAAAACCAACGATGGTGTGAGGGAATGGGGCGTTGGCACCGACCAGAATAGAGTCTTGTTCCGCCTCAAGGCAGACGGCAAGCTGTACGCCGTGCTACGGTCTGGCGGTGTTGATACTTACGAGCAGGAGATCGACACCTCTGCCGTGGCTGGTTTTGATGTGGAAAAGGGCAACGTCTACGACATCCAGTACCAGTGGCGCGGCGTCGGTAACTACAAGTGGTTCGTCAATCTGCAATTAGTGAACACCGCTAGTTTGCTTGGCACTTTAACAGCTCTATCACTGGAGAACCCGGCACTTCCATGTCGGTTTGCAGCGCAGCGAACTACACAAGACGTCGGCATCAATATCGGATGCGTTGATATTACGTCCGAGAATGGTTCTGATGAGCAGCTTCAGTATGGCTCTGCCTACGCGGCGAACGTCTCAGTCACTACTGACACGCCGGTCATTGTAGTCAGACAGCCGTTATTGATTGGACTACGAACTAACACGCGCGATTTAACTCTGGCGCGAATCAGCCTCAACTGCTCTAAAAAGGCCGTCTTTCGTGTCTGGATTACACGCAACCCTGCTGCAATTACAGGGGCCACGTACCAGGTCGTCAACTCTGGGTCGTTTGTCGAGTGTGATTCGCCTGACATGAACCCAGCCGCCGTTCGGGCAACTGCTGTGAACACAGCCCTACTCCGACTTGTGACTGCCGTGCCTGTCGAGGCGGCTGTCCCGCGCGAAGTGACAAACCCTTGGCCCAATGAAATTGTCTTCCCGGTTGTTCGAGGAGACTACCTCGTTATCACATGCACTGCCGCAACCGCAACTGCCGACGCCGTAGTCGAGTGGGGCGAACATATCTAACAGGAGAACATCATGCCAGTCCTCGTAAAAACTCTCATTCAATCAAAGCAAGCTGAAGCTGCGCAGACCACACAATACACGGCCATTAGTTGCAAGACCACAATAGACAAATTCACTGCCACAAACACAAGCACTGGTAATGTCACGATCGGTGTGAACCTTGTGGCCTCAGGTGGTGCTGCCGGTGTTGACAATCTTATTGTGGATTCTCAGGCCATTGCGCCAGGTGAATCCTACACGTTCCCAGAGCTTGTGGGCCAGGTCTTAGAGCCTGGTGGCTTTATCTCCACAATTGCCAGTGCTGCCACAGCGCTGACAATCAGAGCCAGTGGTCGTGAAATAACCTGATGGTTTACAACGTGGCCAGATGCGTGTTAGTATCTGGCCACCTGTGGTGCTAGACGCTACAGCAGCTGAGCCTAACGAGCAGCCAGCAGCTCATACCGCCCTGAACAAGGAGAGTTTGAATGCTGGCTGAAGCCAAATCCCACAACATTGTGGACCCTGCCAAGATCGAGCAGGTTGAATCACATCTCCTGGACCTGCCTCAAGTCGAGTGCCCAGTAGTCCACCACTTCGGCCCTGGCATCTACATCCGTGAAGTCACCCTGCCTGCTGGCGTTCTTGCCATAGGCCACGCCCAGCGATTCGACCACCTCAACATCATGCTGACTGGCTCCGTTGCCGTAGTCGGTGACGATGGCCAGACTAAGGTGCTGCGAGCTCCCATGATCTTTGTGGGTAAACCTGGGCGCAAGCTTGGGTACGTACTTGAGACCTGCATCTGGCAGAACGTCTACGCCACAGACGAGCGAGACATTGACAAACTTGAGGCAATGTTCCTCGACAAGAGCGCCACATGGCAAGCACACGCAGAAGCTGCCAAGCAGCTTGAGACATACCACCGCCGTGAGGACCGTGAGGACTTTGAACTCGTAGTTCGACTGGCCGGTTTCACACCCGCCTCTGTCCGCGCCCAGTCTGAGAATCCTCATGACCAGATTGCCATGCCAAGCGGTTTTGCGCCGAAGTTCACAGTGCGCGACTCAGCCATTGAGGGCAAGGGCGTCTTCTTGAGCGCTCCAGTCGATGACAATGAGGTCATTGCTCCAGCTCGCATTGATGGTATGCGCACGCCTGCTGGTCGTTACACCAACCATGCTAAAACACCCAACGCCAAATTCGTCAAGGACGAAAGCGGTGACATCTGGCTTGTGGCCACGTGCCGCATTGCCGGTTGTGTAGGCGGCAGCCAAGGCGAGGAGGTCACAGTTGACTACCGCCAAGCTCTTGCCCTCTCAGGCATCAATCTAATTGAAGGAGAATCCCAATGAGTGGAATTGCCACGGCCGTTGTGGCCGGTTCAGTCATCACTGGTGTCATGTCTAGCAATGCGCAGTCTGATGCAGCATCGGCAGCAGCAGGCGCCCAAACGGCATCAAGTGAGGCTTCGATTGCTGAACAGCGACGCCAGTTTGACGCCGTCCAGAAGTTGCTCGCGCCCTACGTTACGTCAGGCGAACAAGCTATCAGCGGTCAACAGGGTCTACTTGGTTTATCAGGCCCAGCAGCCCAGCAGCAGGCAATTGCCGGTATTGAGTCATCTCCTCAGTTCCAGTCGATGATGCAACAAGGTGAGAACGCCATTTTGCAAAACGCTTCGGCAACTGGAGGATTGCGCGGCGGCAATGTTCAGGCCACACTTGCTCAGTTCCGTCCTCAACTGCTGAGCCAACTGATCGAGTCTCAGTTCAGCAAGCTTGGAACGATCTCTGGTCTTGGGCAGGCGTCGGCCGCCGGCCAAGCAGCCGCTGCTCAGCAGACTGGCGCCAACATAGGCAACGCTCTAACACAGCAAGGCCAGGCGGCTGCCGGTGCAGCTCTGGCTCAAGGTCAAGCCCAAGCCCAGATGTGGGGTAACATCGGTGGAACCATCGGCAATGTCGCCACACTCAAAGCTCTGAAGGTGTTCTAACATGGCACAACCATTTAACTATATGCTCAATGTCCCAGATCCGACTCAGTCGGTCATGGGTGGTGTTCAAAATGCTCTCAACATCGGCAACATGATGTCACAGCGTAATCTGGCCGAGCAGAAAGCTTTGGACCTCCAGAAAGCGCGCGAGACACAAATCCAGATGGAGACCGACCTGGGCACATTGTCTCAAAACCCGACTCCGTCTGCATTGGCCAGCATGATGGTCAAGTACCCGTCGCTCAGTGAGAACTTCAAACGCACCTACGACGTGCTCAGCACAGAGCAGAAAGACTCGCGCCTTGGCCAAGCCACACAGGTCTACGCCGCGCTTCAATCTGGCAAGCCGGAGATTGCCCAGCAGCTTCTGACTGAGCAGGCCGCGGCCTACCGCAATTCTGGGCAAGAGCGTGAGGCCAAGACGCTTGAAGACCTTGGTGTCTTGATCAAGACCAGCCCTGAGACTGCCAAGACTTCAACAGGTCTCTTTCTGGCTTCTGCCATGGGTCCTGACAAGTTCACTGAGACATTCACTAAGCTCCAAGGTGAACAACGTGACGCAGAACTGCAGCCATCAAAGTTGACTGAGTCTCAGGCCAAAGCCCAGAAAGCTGCCGTTGAGGCCAAGTTTGCCGAGTCTGGTGCAGTGCTTGACCTGCAAAAGAAAGGTTGGGACATCACCAAGATCCAAGAGGACATCAAGATCGCAAAGCAGAATGCTGGCATTGCGGCCATGAATGCTCAAATTGCTCGTGAGGGCAACCAGATCAAGCGCGAAGAGAACCAACTCAAGCTGCAAGACATGGTTCAAAAGCGTGATGAGGCCGTACGCACAAAAGCGGCGGACCTTGAGTCTGCACGTACCAACATGGACAACATGTTGAACACGGCCGACCGCATCTTGAAGACACCGATCGGAGTGATCGGTTCTGCCGCCGGACCAGTGTCGTCTCGCATGCCTACTCTCAGCCAGGACACGGCTGACTTTGAGGCCTTGGTTGAAACGCTTGGCTCACAATCATTCATGGCCCAGATCCCAAACATCAAGGGCATGGGTGCATTGTCCAATGCCGAAGGCGAGAAGCTCCAGGCAGCTTTGCAAAACTTCAGCTTGAAGCAGTCTCCTGAGCGATTGCTTGAGAACGTCAAGGAAGCCCAGCGTTTGGTCATGAAGGCTCGCAAGAACATGACGGCCCGCGCTGGTCTTCCTGAGACCATACCCGACACTCCTGCTGTGAGCACTTCAGGTGGTGACATCGATGCGCTTGTCAAGAAGTACACCCAAGGAGCACGCTAATGGCAACACTCCAAGAACTTGAGCAAGCCTTGGTCAACGCCGACAAGGCGGGTGACCTTGATGCTGCTCGGCGCTTGGCTGCCGTGCTGGTCAAGGCCCGCCAAGATACCACAAACCAAATCCCAGACACAATCGTGCCTGGAACGACGCCTGAGTACGTTGAACCATCGCTTGGCGAGAAGATTGTCGGTGCAGGTGAAGCCGCGTTGACAATTGGAACTGGTGCTGTCGGTGGTACTGCTGGTCTGATCGGCGGTACACTGAAAGGCTTGGCTAAGCAGATCTTGTCAGGCCAGTTTGGCAGTCAGGAGGCCGCAAATCTGGTTCAAAAGTCGGCCATGCAGGGAGCTCAGGCATTGACCTACGCGCCTCGCACTCAGTCAGGCCAAGAGCAAGTACAGGCTGTTGGCGAAGTACTCCAGAACGTCCCTCCTGTCATCCCAGTTGTTGGTCCGATCGGAGCCGTGGCTGCCAGTACCAAGATGGCTGCACCAGTCGTAGCCGCAACTGCCGGTCGCGTGGCTGCACCTGTTGTTCAGGCAACCAAGCGTGCTGGTCAGGCAGTGGCAAAAGTCGTTGAACCGATCATGCCTGGAGCAACTGTCAAGAAGCCCACACCTGGTACACCTGGTTCTGGTGGCGCTGCAGGCGTTGACTTAGCCACTCTGCGACAGGCCAAAGCCGATGAACTGCCTGTGCCCATTAAGTTGACCGAGGGGCAGAAAACACGCCAATTCGATCAGCAGCGGTTTGAACGTGAAACAGCAAAACTGCCTGGCGTGGGCGACCCAATTCGTGAGCGCTTTGCCACGCAGAACAAGCAACTTCAACAGAACCTTGAGACCTTTGTTGACATGACTGGGGCTGAAGCTCCAGATCTTCGTTCCATTGGTTTGACAGTGGACAAAGCGCTCCGCGACCGGGCAGCCCGTGACAAGACACGCATCCGCACCTTGTACAAGGAGGCCGAGAAGGCCGGCGAGATGGAGGCACCTGTCAAACTTGACACAGTGGTCAAGCACCTGGTTGACAATGCTCCTGAAGCTGAGGTGGCCAATGTGCTTAAGGCAACACGCGCCAAAGCATTACAACTTGGCGTGGCTACCGAGGCTCCTGACGGCACACTGATTGCTCAACCAGTCACGTTGAAGACTGCTGAGTTGTTCCGCCGGTCAATCGGTGGTGCCACAAATGCTGAGCCAACAAACATCATGCAAGCATCTCAGATGCGCAGTCTCATTGATGCTTCGACTGACGGGCTTGGTGGTAACATGTACAAGCAAGCCCGTGCAGCTCGTGCGCGATTTGGCAGCGACTACGAGAATATCGGGTTGGTGAAGAACTTGCTTGGACAGAAGCGTGGTTCAAATGACCGTGCCATCGCCATGGAAGATGTGCTGCGCCGCTCGGTCATCGACCCATCAACCTCACTTGACACAGTGCGGCAGGTGCGCCGGCTCCTT